TTATTTGCATGATAATATATTAGTGGTATAATTTAATTATGAATATAAGTTCAACAGATGTAAAGCCTGTATATCCATCTATGGATAATGTTGTAGATAAAGGTCTATTGATACCTAGAGAAGTTTACTTTTTTGAGAGAGAGGATGGAACAGTTATAAATATGGAAGAAAAAGAAGCTTCTGGGTTTTTGAAAGGTAGAGTCGCAGAGATAGGTGTACCTTTTAAAAGACATAAATTGATAGGTGTAGGCGACGGAAAGTTATTTGCTAAAGCCATTATAGAAGCTAAACAGATATTCAAAACTACTAATTCTTTAGCCCAAGCACAAGAGAGGATAAGACAAGGTGAAAAGGAGGAATTAGAAAGTGCTAGGGGTAAGTTAAAGAAGCCTAGAGATTTTGATAGTACCGACCCTAAAGGTAATCTAACTAATAGTTATGGTATAAGAATATGACACAAGATAAAATAAATAAAGTATTGGCAGGTATACATAGTAGAATCCCTAAGGGGTTAATGAGTAATGTTGTTAGAGAATTTAAAGCCACCCCTCACCTTGAGGAATTGATTGAATTAGCTATCAATGATAAAGATTTTCCTGAATTTAAGAAGGAAGCATTAAAGGTCGCTAGAGATGCGGGGGATTTCTCTAAGAAGAAAATACGAGAGGAGCCAAGGATAGCCAAGATGATAGACGAGTTCGTATCTAGAGAGATAAAGAAAGAGATAAAGAAGGGTAATTTACCAAAGAAGTTTAATGTAGAGTTACATAAATGATGAAAAAGTATATATTAAAATGTATTAAGGATAAGCTAGACCATAATGGGTATGAGTGGGCGACTAATTATGTTGCTATGAAGTATCAATCTACTCTTGAGACTCCAGAAGCAAAGAAACAAGTGGAGATGGCGAAGGTGAATATGATAAATATAGAGAAGACTATGGCTTACTTGAAGAAGCTATCAAAAGATGAAGGTGATAAGTAAAAGACCTTGGTGGTGGTTTATAATGAAAGTTGATTTTAATCAAGTTATAGGTTTTTCTTGGGGGGATACAATATATACAGGTAGACCAGATAGGTTAGATAGAAAGTACCTTGCTCATGAGATGGTTCATTTGAAGCAACAATGCCACTCTAGGCTCTTTGGGTTCTTTTGTATCATAAGATATATGTATAGTCATAACTACCGCTTAAAATGCGAAATTGAGGCTTGTAGGGCTAGTATAAAAGAAGGCGAGACAGTAGATAGTATGGTTAAAGCTATGAAGCAACCTATTTATGGGTTTAAATTATCAAGTAAAGAAATAAAGAAACTATTATGCAAAAAGGTCTGATAGCTATAGCGACAACAGAAAGGAATAGTTTTAGTTGGTCTTTCATTAAGTCTCTATTAGAGCTTAATAACAAATCTGGTTGCGGGGTCGTGTATACGAATATAGGAGCTATAGATATGGCTAGGAATCATCTACTTCTTATGGCTCTACAAGCTAAAGTAGATTATGTGTGTATGTTAGATAGTGATATGATAGTACCGGCGGACGGGATTGATAGGTTATTGAAGACTATGAAGGAGTTTGACACACATATAGGTACAGGAATATATTTTAAGGGTGAAGCACCTCATGACGCAGTAGCTTTTGATTATGTAGATGATAAATACTATATTCCTATAAAAGACTGGAGTAAAAAGAGATTGGTAGATGGTGTTGGTATGGGTTTTACTATCATAAAAAAGGAGTTGTTTGGTGTTAGTTTCGGGTTCACTAAGCATAATGGAAGACTTATAGGAGAAGATATAACATTTTGTCATGTGGCTAGGCAAAAGGGGTATAAGATAGTCTTAGATAATACTATAAAATTAGGTCATATCCGTACTGTGGCTATAGATGAGGAATATATAAAGAAGAATGAGATTAAATAATAATATAAAAAGCCTCTTACATGAGAATATCTAAAAAAATGATGACACATATAGATGTACTGAAGTATGTACTTTCAGATAGCACTTATTATAGTAATTTCTTAAATAAGTTATTACATGCAGATATAGTAAACTTCTATAAATGTACTGCTGAAGGGTATAAGACACATCTTGGTAATTCTGATTATACAGAAGGGTTAAAGGCTCTTTTATGGGGAGAGAAATCACTTGGGATACTTATGACAGGGTATCAAGATGATATAGAGAGAGGTTTAAGCTCTTATGTAGAGATTTTAGGTGGATACGATTCTATAAAGAATTATGGAGATAAAATACCTTCTACGCCTCCAGCCTGTTTTATAGAACACCTAAAGAGATGTATGTTTGGCGGTAGAGATAGAGATAAAATTGAAGAAGCTTATAATGAAGTCTTGCAAATGAAAGATAGGTATCGTATACAATTAAAGAGTTTATTTGTTAGAGATATAAATAAATTAAAAGATGATAGGGAGGATATATTTGGGGTTAGAAAGTATCCTGAGATAATGAAAGATAGTGAAGTATATAATTAGATATGCGTATAATAGGATTTATGGTGTGTGGAGGAAATGAGAGATACCTTGAAAATTCATTAAAGGAATTTAAGAGGTTGTGTGATGACGCTATTATAGCTACTAATAATGCAGACCAAGCTACCAAAGATTTAATTGATAAATATGGGTACTGGCAGTACGAAGATAATAGAGAATGGGGATTAAACCAGCCAAAGATAAAGACAGATTTATTAAAGAAGGTGGGAGGTCTAAAACCTGATTGGATTATAGCGATAGACTCGGATGAAATATTTGCTCCACAGTTTGATAGGAAGGAAGCAGAAAGATTGTCCACACTAGGTGAGATAGCTTGGTACTTCCTAGTTATCAATCTATATAATGATAAAGACCATTTTGCCCATGATGTAGGTATACAGAGGTTCTGGAATATTAGATATTATAAGTATATGCCTGAATATGGGCTTTATTTCCAAAAGACTAATTTACATTGTGGGTTAGCTCCACCTATAATGTATGGGTATGGCTGGCATGCTCCATACTATCTTGAGCATTATGGACTTATGTTAAAAGAGGATAGAGAGAGGAAGGCTAGAAGGTATGATTTATACGACCCAAATGCTAAAATGAAAGGGAGAGAGTACTATGATGACTTGAGGAGAGAATTAAAACCGAAGGTGTTTGATAGAGATAATTTATTATTAAAATTAAAAGAGTCTAGCGAGTGTAAAAAGCGAGATAAAATTAAATTGCCAAAACTATGAGATATTTTTATGTAAGGAGGATTATAAAAGGGGAGGATTGTGGGATTGTAGATATTCCTGAAAGAGATTTAGAGGTTACTCTAAAGAGACATAAGGAATGGATAAATGAGGGAGAGGTAGGAGCTATAAAAGAAGAGGTAAAAGATGAGACTGATTTTATCTGTCCTATATGTGATAAGGTATTTAAAACAGAGATAACATTGAAAATGCACAAGGGTAGGTTCCATAAGGCTAGTAAGTCATTTGCCTAGAAATGAAAATAGTATTTGTTGCTAATTTTGGTTCTATAGCTCAAGATGAGGAGCATGTTATGTATTCTTTAGAGGCTATAGGGCATGATGTTATTAAGATAGACCAAAAGAGTGATTTTAATCTTATATCAAGAAAAATATTGCTTACAAAACCAGATTTACTTTTATTCTTTAAATGGAGGTTCGATAGTCGGGGGCTTGACTTGATGATAAAGGGTAGAGAATGGGGAATGAAGACAGCTTGTTGGTTATTTGATTTGTACTGGGGGTATGAGAGACAACATTGGATAGATACAGATAATTATTTCAAAGCAGATTATCTATTCACCACCGATGGAGGGCATGATGATATGTGGAGGAAGAAAGGTATCAGGCATAAATGTGTTAGACAGGGTATATATATTGAAGATTGTTATATGTTATCTGATAGACTGAATGAAGGTAGTATAGCTTTTATAGGCTCTGATAATCCTTTTTATAGAGAGAGGACAGTTATAATGGGGATATTACAATCTAAATATAAAGGATTTAATTGGTATGGTAGAAGAGATACTAACTTCATAAGAGATAAGGAGCTTAATAAAATGTTTTCTAGGACAAAGATAATTGTCGGAGATAGTGTCTACTCTCCATATTATTGGAGTAATAGAGTGGTAGAGACTTTAGGTAGAGGAGGATTTCTTATTCATCAAGAAGTAGAAGGTATAAAAGAAGAATACCCTGATTTGGTTACATATAAGAGAGGGGATGCTAAAGATTTATTAAGTAAGATAGATTATTATCTTGAACATGAAGATGAAAGGATGGATATTGTACATAAGAATTTTAATCATGTTAAAGATAATTATATTATGAGCATGAAATGTAAGGAGTTAATAGAACATCTATGGTAGATATATATATTAAAGAGAATAAAGAGAGTGTAAGTAATCCACAGTTTTGGGCTAATCGTATAAAAGAGTTTCGTGGTGCAGTAGATTTTTCTATATATACAGGTAGATTATCAGAGATTACCATTACACATAAGACTATTATCAATAATTTCATTAAGTCTAATGATAATGTTATAGATATAGGATGTGGATATGGTAGAATGGCTCCATTGTTTAAGTATTATCTTGGGATAGATTTCTCTCCAGAGTATATATCTATCGCTAAAGATAAATATCCAGAAAAAGATTTTATATTAGTAGATGATTTTTTTAATTTTAACACTAATAAAAAATACGATTGGGCTTTATTAGTTGGTATAGGCAATATGGTTAAGAACTATGCTCCTGATAAATGGGATAGTTTTATTAAGGGTATAAAGTCTTATGCTAATAGGATTCTTATATTGGAAATGGATGAGCCTGATAAATATGAAATTTTATGATAGGTTCTATTGTCTACGCTACAGACCAAGGATTGGGAATAATGGCTAGGGATTTTTATTATCATAAGATAGTAAATAAAGTACTCATAGTCCCACATTCTACTCATGCTACTCAATATGAATGGTATGGAAAAGAAGGTAAAAATTGGAAGCTATTCGGTAAAGATAATTATGAGTGGTTCTTCAAAGATTTAGAGAAGATTATCTTCTTTGAGACTCCTTTTGATTGGAGACTTATACCCCTAGCTAGAGAAAGAGGTATAAAGACAATACTCCAACCCAATGAGTGTACTCGTAGTTTTTTGTATGAGCCTGATATAGTGTTATGTCCCTCTCAATTAGAGGCAGAGATATTCAGACATAAGAAGGCTGTATCTATCCCCGTCCCAGTTGATGTTAAATGGCAATTAAGGCAGAATGCCGTTACTTTCTTACATAATGCTGGACATGGTGGTCTAGGTGGTAGAAATGGCACTATGGAGCTTATAGAGGCTTTTAAATGGGTAAAATCACCAGTTAAGTTAATTATTAGGACACAGACTAATAAATATAAGTCAGACGACCCTAGAATAGAGATAAGATATGGTACCGTGCCTTATAAAGAATTGTTTACAGAAGGCGATGTTTTTGTATTCCCTGATAAATTCGCTGGGCTATCTTTACCTATGCAAGAAGCTTTTGCTTCTGGTATGCTAGTTATGACTACAGACAGATTCCCTAATAATACATGGTTACCTAAAGAACCACTTATAAAGATAGAGGGTTATAAAAAAGAGAAGATAGGTTATGAGATAGATGTGGCGGTAGTTAATCCTAGAGATATAGCAGAAAAGATAGACGCGTGGTATAATTTAGACATAACAAGGTTTTCTTTACTTGGCAAGGAATGGGGAGAGAAAAATTCTTGGCATAATTTAAAAGATAAATATCTTAATATATGAAAGCGTTTATAACAGGAGCTACAGGGCAAGACGGGAGTTACCTATCAGAAATACTCCTATCAAAAGGATATGAGGTGCATGTAATGATAAGGAGGACATCTACTTTTAATAAACAGAATATAGACCACTTAAGAAATAAGATATATTATCACTACGGGGATATGATAGACCCTTTTTCTATTTTATGGATATTAAAGAGTGTACAACCTGATGAGATATATAACCTAGCTTCACAGAGTCATGTGGGTATATCTTGGGAGACACCGTGGTATACCGCACAAGCTACAGGTGTGGGGGTACTTAATATTCTAGAAAGTGTAAGGGTGTTGGGAATGGAAAAGAAGGTGAGAATATATCAAGCCTCTACTTCTGAATTATTCTCTGGACTTGAGGGTGAGGCACAAAATGAGAATACACCAAAAGACCCTATATCACCGTATGGTACAGCAAAACTATATGGGTATCAGATATGCAAGAACTATAGAGATGCTTTTGGTATGTTTATATGTAATGGGATATTATTCAATCATGAGAGCCCACGAAGGGGTGATAATTTTGTTACAAAGAAGATAGTGAACGAAGCCATAAATGAAGAGGTTCATCTAGGCAATGTTGATACGATGAGGGATTGGGGATATGCTCCAGAATACATGGAAATGGCTTGGAAAATGTTGCAACAAGAAAAGCCTGATGATTATGTTATCGCTACGGGGGAGACACATTCTGTTAAGGAATTTGTAGGATGGGTATCTAAAGCTTATGGTAAAGAGATTAAGATAATCATAGATAAAGAGTATAAAAGACCAAATGATGTGCCTGTATTATGTGGAGATAGTACCAAGGCTCGGGATAAATTAGGTTGGGAGCCGAAGGTTAAGGGGAAATTATTAGCAAATTTAATGGTAAAAAATAAATATGGAAAAGAAAAATTGTAGAATGTGTAGAAGTGATAAGTTGTATATGTTTCTAGACTTAGGGGAACACCCTCATAGCGACCAGTTTCTTAAAGAGAAAAATGAATCACCTGATAAGTTTCCATTGAAAGTCATGATGTGTGAAGATTGTGGGCTAGGACAGTTGTCTTATATAGTAGACGCTAGTTATTTATATACAAAAGATTATCTATATGAATCATCTATAACTAGCACAGCCGATAGCCATTGGACGGAGTTTGCAGAATCAGTCATTACAAATTCAGAGATAAAGAAAGGTAAAGTATTGGATATAGGAAGTAATGATGGCACTTTATTGAGTAAGTTTAAAGATAAAAGGTTTGAAGTTACAGGAATAGACCCATGTAAGGAGGTAACAGATATAGCAAATAGTAAAGGTATCACAACAATAAATAACTTTTTCTCTTATAATATCTTAAAAGATAAGGGGAAGTTTGATATTATCACTATGACTAATGTATTTGCTCATGTAGATGATTTAGATACTCTAATGGTAGATATAAAAAGTATGCTCACAGATGAAGGGGTATTTGTATTTGAATCCCCTCACTTTGGAGATTTTATAAAAGGTTTAGAATACGATACAGTCTATCATCAACACCTATCTTATTTATCTCTTAATCCCGTTAAGAAGTTTGTAGAGAAACATGGGTTTAGTATATTTAAAGTAGAGAAGGTGGCTATACATGGAGGAGGTTTTAGAGTGTATATGTGCAAGGAGCCGTGTGTATTTTCTGGAGACTTAAACTTTACAGAAGATACTTATACAAAAGATTTTCTCATAGAATGGGGGAATAAATGTTCACAACATAGAGAATCTTTATGTAGTTTAATATCTGATTTATCTTCTAAGGGGAATAAGATAGCTTGTGTTTCTACACCCGCCAAAGGTAATACATTATTAAATAGTACGGGTATAGGAAAATATATATCTTTTGCGACAGAGAAGTCTCACTTGAAGATAGGAAGGTATACACCTCTCACTAATATAGAGATATTCCCTGATAGTAAACTAATAGAAGAACAACCTGATTATGCAATTATACTAGCTTGGAATTTTGCAAATGAGATTATGAATAATAACAAAGGTTATAAAGGTAAGTGGATAGTACCATTACCAGAGATAAAAATATATGACACACAATCACAAGGATAAAAGAGGTATAATAAAGGATTTATTGATAGGGGTAGATATAGACGCGGTTACTTATGTTACTTTCAATAAAGGAGCTTTGAGGGGTAATCATTATCATAAAGATACAATACAATATGACTATCTTCTTGAGGGACAATTGAAGATGGCTACAGATAAGGGTATAGAGATAATAAAAGAGAATACACTAATAGTCCACCCTAAAGGAGTACCACATGCATATAAAGCATTAAAAAAGTCTATATTGATAACCATGACAAAAGGTGTAAGGAAGGGGACAGATTATAGTCTTGATACATATAAATTAGATGAGCCGTTACTATGATACCTCTAGCAAAACCATCAATAACTAAATTAGAAAAAAAGTATCTTAATCAGGCTATAGACGAAGGATATATATCCGGTTCTGGGTATTTTATAGATAACTTTGAGAATAAGTGGGCTAGTTATAATGGTTATAAGTATGGCGTGTCTTGTAATTCAGGTACTACAGCTATGTATTTAGCTCTATTAGCTTTAGGAATTAAGAAGGGTGATGAGGTTATCGTGCCTGAATTTACTATGATAGCTACAGCTTGGGCAGTTACATATACAGGAGCAAAACCTATATTTGTAGATTGTGATGATAGGCTTAATATGGATATGAATAAGGTTGAGGAGAAGATAACACCTAACACTAAAGTTATAATGCCTGTACATATCTATGGTCGGGCATGTAATATGAAAGAGATAAAGAGAATAGCAAAAAAGTATAATTTATACATAGTGGAGGATATGGCAGAAGCACATGGAATTATCCCTCATTCAGATATAGCATGTTTTTCTTTTCAAGGTAATAAGATTATAACTACAGGAGAAGGGGGTATGTGTTTGACTGATGATAAGAAACTAGCAGAGGAGATAAGAAAGTTTTCTTCTTTATACTTTGATAAAGATAGAACATTGATACATGAGAAGATTGGGCATAACTTTAGAATGACAAATATTCAAGCTAGTATTGGGCTAGCTCAAATAGAGAGGATAGATAATGTATTAGAGAGAAGGAGAGATATTGAACAGATGTATAATGATTATTTACCACATGAGTATCTCATGCCAAAAAGAGATGTATTGTGGATGTATGATATAAATTGTGGCGATAAGAGAGATATAATTAAGGCTAGACTAAAGGATAGGGGTGTGGATAGTAGGTATTTCTTCAAGCCTATGTCTACACAACCTATGTATAAAGAGACAATAGGTGATGATAGTAGGTTATATAAACTTAATGCCTATAAATGGTCATTAAGAGGGTTATATTTACCAGTGTATGATAGTTTGACGAAAGATAATATAAGGTATATATGTCAGAGCATTTATTAGATATGGAATAAAGCTATTATTGACACATGTTACCCTAGTAGAGTATAATATCTTTATCAATAGATGTTTTTCATTGATACCCCCTAAAGGGGTATTTTTTATATATAAATATGCAATATAATTCACACGCTACAAACCAAGACTTGGTAACATTAGCAGAGAAATTGAGCAAATCAGATTCTGTTTCATTTCCTATAGCAGAGAAAACTTTATATGCAAATCAGGCAGGTAGAATAATACAATCATGGATACATGAGAGTTATGGGGGTTGGGGGTATGATGATGGAAACTTTACAACACTTCCACAGGCTACTACTAATCTTGTAAGTGGTCAGACTAATTATAATGTACCTACAGATACATCATACATAAAAGGGGTAGAGTATAAATTAACTTCTTCAGGGGTATGGTATAAAATGTCTCCTGTAACACTTGAGCAGATTCAGGGGCAAGGTTCTGAAACACAATTTCTTTCTGTTAGTAGTAGTCCTCTTTATTATAGACTTATAGGAGGTTCTATAATTATATACCCTCCAGCGAATGTAAATGTTACAGACGGGCTTAAGGTATATTATACTAGAGATATATCATATTTTGCTACAACGGATACTACTAAAGTACCGGGCTTTGATACAGCCTTCCACGAGGCAATAGCTGTATACATGGCTCTTATGTATGCAAAGATAAACTCTCTACCAGTAGTAAACTTTCTAGAGATAGAATGGGCTAGGTATGAAAAGATGATTAAAGAAAGTTTCTCTAGGAGGTTTGCTGAAAACTTTCCTGCTAATATGCATGTAGCTGATTATGTAATGGATAATATATGACGACTACCTATACAAGTATAACTAAAAGCAGTATACCGACTTTTACAAATATAAGTAAAGTAGCTTCTAGTTATAATAATATAGTTGAAGCGGGTTCACCTAGTTATAGTAACCCTAACAAGTCTTCATCATCTTATTCAGGAATAAGTAAGAGTAGTGCGGTAGGTACTACCCCATCACTTATAGATAGTCATGGTGTTGAGAATGTAACAGGGGCAGTAAGTTTGAATAATAGTGCTTTTACAAAACTAGCTCATTCTATACTTGTATCTGGGGATAGTGTTATATATAAAGTATCTTTTTATCTTAAAAGGTCAGGTACTATCGCTGGTAATGTAGTATCAAAGATATATGCTACATCAGGTATTTTTGGGACATCTAGTATACCGACAGGAACAGCTTTAGCTACCAGTGATAATGTAGTTATATCTAGTATAGATAATAGTGCTTATGTCCTTGTAGATTTCTATTTCACAGGAGTGAATGTTATAACTCTTTCTAGAGGAAGTAACTATTGTGTATCTATAGAGCCAGACGCTATAACAGCACCATCTTTTATAGGCGTAGATTTAGACCAAGGCACTAGTGTGCCTAATCATAATGGTAATCTATCACTTTATCTAGGAGGAGTGTGGTACTCAGATGCAGATTCAGATACAATCTTCTACTTATATGCCTATACTTCATATAATAATATATTAAAATCTTAATATGGATAATCAAGAAAAAATAACAAAATTAGAGGCTGATGTTAAGGAGCTTATTGACTGGAAGAGGGAGAAGGTGCAACAACAATTGACTTATCCATTAGATAAAGTTAGTACAACTATATCGCAAAGAGATTTATTGGTGATAAAAAATAGATTTATATTTTTAAGGTCAGATGGGACATTGAATTTTAACGGGTATATTATGAATGATGTCAATGGTTTGGGGGAGGTATTAGTAAGAGCATATTCTACTATATATGAATTTACAGTAGACACTACTACGGATATATTCACTTCTCCTGCGCATAGATTTTCTAATACTGATAGAATATTCGTATTAAGTACAGGGACGACTCCAGCTCCATTACAAGAATTTTCTACAGGTACAAGTTATTATATTATTAGTTCTACTACGGACACCTTTCAACTTTCTGCTACTTCTGGTGGAGCGGCGATAAATATAACTACAGTAGGCACAATAAGAAACTTTATAACAAAGTATTAAATATATGATTAAAATACCAAATGAGACAAAATCTTTTCTACAACATCCTACATCTGATGTATTGGGTAACTTATGTGCTACTTCAAATATAGAATTGGCTGATAATAGAGGTAGAGTGAGAGTATCCCCTAGGTCTTTTTATGTTAATAATTCAGATGATTTAGTTAATCTTACTATCATACACGAGTTTGAATATTATGATGGAAGATTATGGGGTGTATCTGGGGGAAGAGTATTTAGGCAGTCAAGTACATTGGGAGATTTATCTACTACATGGGAACAAGATGCGACAGCAGGTAGCCCAACAGGTATGGGTGATTATGTATCTATTAAATCTTTTGCCACCACTTTATATGTCCTAGGAAATGGTACACTATATAAATATACTGGTGGAGTATGGTCTACAGTAAGTACACTCCCTCAAGTGTGGTATCCATCTATGTGTGTGTTCGGGAATAGATTATATTTTGTACATAATTATCAAATCATAGGTTCTATGGATTTTAATGAAGCTGTCTCAGTAACAAGTACAGTACCAAATCTTACACCGTATACATTTGTATTGCCTTACCAACAAAATAATGGCTCATCATTCAGTGATAGGGTTATATCAATGGTATCCTCTTCTGATAAAATATGGATAGCTAGCATGGGTATAGATACTACGAGTAATACCTCATATAACTATAGTCTTATAGGTAGAATATATGCGTGGGACGGAGTTAATGCCAGATACATAAGTGAGTACAGTCTTGAAAATCAAGGTGTAGTAGCTATGATTATTAAAGATGATATTCCCTATATAATGGATTTAACAGGTAGATTGTTGAAATTTAATGGTTCATCATTTGTACCAGTACGGACAACTTCTGGAGTAGAAGCTAGACTACCTATACCAAAGTATAATTCAGTAACTGGGGGTACTGTACAGAATGGGTATCAAGCTTATATCCACAGGAATGGTATGTGCATAAGAGACGGAAAGATAAATGTTCTAGTAAATGCCAACACACAAAAAGATATATTATTAAATGAAAATTTTCATTATGGAGTATGGGAATTTGATGAGCAGGTAGGTTTTTACCACAGATTATCCCCTTCTATATGGAAATATAATAGTACTACAACTAGAAATGATTTTAAGCAAGCTAGGAGTGATGAAGTAGGGGCTTTGATAAATAGCCATGATTTTACTTCTACTATTACAGGAGATGTGTTATTCTCATGTAAATACCTAACTACAAGTAGCACATCTACAGGTAAGTATGGAATATTTATTACAGATACAAATGATAATAAGTCCAAATGTGGTTATATAACTACAACTAAAATTGAATCTCAAGGTATTCAAGATAATTGGAATAAATTATATGTGAAACACAAGAAACTATTAGACTCTAGTGATAAAATAGTTTTAAAATATAGGACATCTGATAGTACCCCTATTGAAGGGGCTATCACATGGTCATCTACCACAGTATTTACCTCTACAGTAGATTTAAGTACTATTGTGGCAGGTGATGAAGTAGAGATAATATCTGCTACAGGTGGGGGGCAGATAGAACATATCTCATCTATATCTGTAAATGCGGGGACATATACAGTAACACTAGAGAATGCAGTTACGGGGGCTACAGGTACATCACGAGCAAGATTCCAGAAGTGGATTAAACTGGGTACTATAAATAATCAGACAAAAGATATAGCGGAATTTGCCCTTAATATTGTATCTAATTGGATACAACTAAAATGTGTGATGTACTTTACAGGGAGAAACGAGTTAAATGAATTATTACTTGTAAATACCCCTTATAAACAAGCAGTTTAATATAAAAAAATATGTCACTACCAACAACACAAAATAGACCAAGACAAGGAGACTTAGACCCTAATACAGGAGCAGTTACTAATTACGATATAACTACAGGACAGAGGCTTAGAGCAGGTCAATATTCTACTTTACCTACAGATAATTATAATGTTAATACAGGTGCTAGAATAATACACAATACTCCTATAACTACTACCGCAGATATTGGAAGATTAAATTCAGGTACACCTAGTGTAACTATACCTAATCTACCTACAGCTACAGGGGCAGAAGGTCTATCTGGGTATATAGGAAGCAATAATACTTCTAATTCTAATTTTATAAATGATTATTATAATAATACAAGAGCTGAAAGGGATAACCAAAAGAAAGTATTGGATGAGTTATATAAGAGTCTCGGTACTGCAACAGAACATAAAGCTACAGCTTATGACACTGGGGGTGTTACTGCCTTGAGAGATGAAGTGCAGGGTTATAAAGACCAGATAGATGCAGAACAACTAGCTAATAGGAGGCGTATAGAGGCTATAAGAGGGGGTGGAGGTTCTATTGCTCAAGGTAATCTAGAAGCTGATGTTGCGAATCGCCAGTCTATCTCTAAACAAGCAGACCTAGCTATACTACAGAATAATTCATTAAGGAGATATGACATAGCGAAAGATGTTGCAGACCAAAAGGTGCAAGCAGAATTAGAACCATTGAAGCTAAAGATAGAGTACCAACAGTCTATATTTAATAGTATTGCTAATAGACTTACTACAGCAGAGAGAGACCAAGTACAATCTGTTATAGATAGTAATAAACAACAACTAACTTTACAGAAGGATAATAAAGAACAGATAAATAAGATAGCAATAGAGTATGGTCAAAATGGTGGGGATAGTGCTACACAAGCGAAGATATTGAAGGCTACTACACCAGAAGAGGCTATACAGTTAGCGGGTAATACTTTGGGTAGTACTGATAGACAGTATAAATTATCTTTAATAGATAAAAATAATAATTCTACTACAAATAGCAAAGTCAATAAAATATTTAGTCCTACACAGTCTAATAAGGGAGCAATCAATGCTTCTCTAGGTATAGATGAATTTAATAGGCTTTCAGATGATATTAAAAACTTCTATATAAATACACCTTCTAAAGATATCCAAGCGATAAATAATGAGATAGATTTAGTAAAGAGAGGGAATTCTAATCCCGAAGACACAAAGAAATTGATTGATGATTCGAACCTCTTACCTTCAATTAAAGATTATTTAAAGAAAAAGATAGATGATATTTCTCCTATCTCTCAGGGAGTAAGTATATGGAGTAGAATAAAAGATAGTATATTAAATTTCTTTGGAGGTAATTAAAAGATATGGATAATAATCCTTTCAATATAAAAACTACAGTAGGAGTACCATTTGATGCTACTAATTTGGGTATAGTATCTAATACTATAACAGGATTACCAAAAGCGACATTACAAGTCGGTAAAGATATATTACAATCTACTGCTAGGGGTATTGCCAGTGCGGGGTTATCTTTGTCTAGATTCTTTGCTAATTACGGGGATATTACAGATTATGTACCAAAAGAATTATCTTCTGATAATGTACAAAACACAGTAGGAAAAGAGTTTTTCAAAACAATATTTGGAGATGAACCTATAAAGAATATTGGATTAAGGATAAAGGAGAACGATTCTTCTATAAAGAAATCTGAATTTGCCAAGTCATTAGGATTGGATAAATATTCTTTTCCATTAGCTTTTGCCGGTACAAGTCTATCTACAGGATTAGATTTACTACCTTTTGGAGGAGAGAAGAATGTATTAAAACAATTAGCTAAAGAGACAGATGTCGTAAAAGTATCAGGGATATTAAAAGATATAGGAGTAGCAGAATATTTAATAAAACCTTTTTCTGAGAAAATAGCAAACACATCTTCAGAGATTAATATAAAAGATATACTAAATATATCCGATAGTTTTAATAAATTAAAGAAGATAGAAGGAGCTTCAGACATAGCTTATCATGAAATAAAAAATGAAGAGTCTATTAAGAATGTAAAATCTAATTTTCTAGTGGATAATTTACCTCAAGATATAAAAGACAGGCAAGTTAGTCTGGATATTAGGAGACAATTATTAAAAGAAAACCCCGCAAGTCAATTAGAAAGATATTCCCCTAGACAAGGAGACTACAAAGGTACATTGAAGGAAGTTACTGGGAATGATAAAAGTATATTTGGCAGGAGAGGAGATAGTATTGTAACTGAATTAGGGTTTAATGATAGCGAACATGCTCGTCAAGCTTTTGATGAGTATAAGGTAGAGAAGAGTAGTATTCTTCTTGAAGATAAAAAGTTAAGACAAGATATATCTAATTTATCAAAACGAGTTATAGAGAAATCTTCGGCTCTACCAAAATCAGTTCAGAAAATTGCAGTGCCCCAAGAAGAGGTAAAATCATTAGAAATAACAGCGAAAGGAGTATTAGATAAAATAGATGAACCATTCCATGGAAAAATTTCTTCATTACCTGATATTGTATTAAAAAACAATACTCTTGTAAAGAATAAGATTAATCTTTTAGATTACCTTCGTACACCAGATAAAGTATTTGAGAAGATAGGATTTAAAAAGAATATAGATGATATAAGAACGGCTTATAGTGGGTATGTGAAAGAATTAAATAACATAAATCTACCTAAGATATCCGAGTGGGCAAAAGGTTTTAATGAGGAAAGTAATAAAAATATATTTAGATACCTAGATGGTAAAGATATAAAGTTAGATGATAAAGAATTAAAGACTGCAAATGAGATAAAAGATTGGTTGAGAGAATGGGCAATGAGGCTTAAGCTTCCAGAAGATAATAGGATAACTAATTATATTACTCATATCTTTGATAAAGAATTCATAGCGAAGGAATTTGATGAAGATTTAGCAAAAATAATTGAAGATAAAATACCTGGTAGTGTCTACGACCCATTTGTATTGAAAAGATTAGGAGCAAAAGGATATAAAGAAGATACATGGGGAGCATTAGAGGCTTATGTTAATAGGGGTACTAGAAAGGTATATATGGATGATGTGTTACAAAATCTTAAATATAAAACAGGTGCATATATAGATGTGTCAAATATAGAAGCTTCTCAGTTTAAGTTTATTCAAAGGTATATAAATGGTCTAAACTTTAGACCTACAGAATTTGATAATCTATTAGACAATGGTATTAAGAGTCTTGTAGGGTATAGGTTCGGTCAAAGACCAGTAAATACTATTACTAGATTATTAAGGCAAGTAACTTCAAGGGGAGTACTTGGGGGGAATGTTAGTTCGGCATTAAGAAATTTATTTCAAGGACTAAATACTTATTCTGTATTAGGAGAAAAATATACTGTATTAGGGTATCTAAAATTATTTAGTACAGACGCTATAAAGGAGGTTAAAGAAAGTGGTATATTAGGGGAGTCTTTTATTCAGGATAGAGTATTAAGTACTAATAAAAAAGTACTGCAATCTCTTGACAAAGGACTGTTCTCTTTATTTCAGAGTGCTGAGTATATAAATAGAGGCTCTGCATATTTTGGTGCAAAAGCCAGAGCTTTATCTCAAGGGAAAAATATTAATGAAGCTATAGATTATGCGAAAGAGGTTGTTAGAAAGACACAATTTTCCTTCTCTCCAGTAGATATACCAGTAGCATTACAGAGTGATATAGTAAAAACATTATTACATTTTCAAACGTATAATGTTAAACAAATTGAATTTTTATCAGGTTTAGTTAGGGATAAAAACTTTATAGGTTTATTAAGATACACCATTGCAGGGTTAACATTTGTCTATACTATAGGTAAGGTATTTAGTATGAGACCAGAAGAATTATTACCCACCCTTAGATTTGATACCCCCCCATCTCTGAAAGCTCCAGTTGAGGTATCAAAAGCGATATTAGATACTAAGGATAAATATGGTAATGATAGGAATTTAAATAGGAAATTACAGGATATAAAAAATTCATTATTACCCCTTATTCCCGCAGGCTCTCAAATGAGAAAGACTATCCAAGGCATACAAGCTACAAGTGCTGGGGCAGTAAAGACATCTAATAATAAGATACAATATAAGGTAGGTAAGGATTTACCAAATAAAATTAGAGGTATTTTATTTGGTAAGAACGGGTTGAGAGAGACTAGTAATTATTATAATAAGAAGACTACCAAAAAAGATAATCCTTTTAATTTAAATAAATAACATGCCAAATATAACACAAGAACAATTAAATAGATTAGAGAAAATAGCTAGAATAGTAGATGGAGGTAACATCGCTATAGCCAAGTATATACTAGACATGGAAGATGAGTATAAGAAACAGCTAGATGATATAAAGAAGACTATACCGGACTACAAATACTTAATAGAGAATATAAAAGGTAAAGACGGTAATAACCCTATACTAGGTAAAGATTATTACACAGAGCAGGAGAAGCAAGCTTTAGTAGATGAAGTATATGGTAAGATAGTACTTCCTCCCCCAGTCAATGGTATAACCCCTATAGCAGGTAAAGATTATCCTAGTAGAGAACAAATAACAGAGTATATAAATAAGTTAGTAGATAATATGCCTCCTCCTTTAGACGGCTACACCCCTAGAAAGGGTATAGACTACTTCACCAGTGAAGATATATCAAACATAAGTTTAGATGTTATGGCGAGCCTTCCAGAGGGTAAAGAAAGGACGGTAGAGGAGATTATAATAGATATAAATAACCTTCCTATTAAGCCAGAGGTACAAATAGACGCTACTCACATAAAGAACCTCCCTAAGTATTTTGAAAGGGTAATAGAAAGAGTACAGGGGGGGTTTACAGAGACACCTATAAAATCTGGGAATGGTATATCTATAACTAAAGACGGGTCAGGGAGCTGGGTGATTACAAGTAGTGGAGGGAATTCTAATAATGAGACACCGACAGGGACGGTGAATGGTGTGAACAGAATATTTACAGTATTAAATACACCTATATATATAGTTACAGATAACCTTGTTAGATTCCTAAATATCCCAGCAGGTAATCCTGATTTTACTTATAGTGGGGGGACTATAACTATGAACGCTTCACTTGCTCCAACAGATTTTATTAAGTCGTTTTATTAAAGTAATTAAAAAATATATGAGATTAAAAATAAATAATAAGTTAATATTAGTAATAGCAGGGTTGATTGTGTTACCTCTACTCGCAACTGGAGCTACAGTAGGGTGGGTGAGAATAGGTACGACAACTATCCGCCCGCAATATTCTACAGATAATGTACTTATAAATGCTACAGTAGCTAGTACAACCTCTAATTTAGAAGTACACGGGACATCCACACTGTATGATTATGCTACTATAGCCACATCAACCATTTTAGCTAATCTAACAGTAGCAAAGACTACAGATATATCAACCGCCGTAAGAGCCACCTCGGTACAAAATGACGCAACTAAAAACATATATGGAGTATATAGTACGACAGCTATGTATGACGCCAATACACAGACTAGAGATGAAGTAGCAGGTTATTTTAGTGCTAATGGCTCATCTGCTTATGCTAGTTATGGTTTATATGCTATATCAAATGCTACTAATACGGCAGGCTTCTCTTATGGAGGCTATACTAGCGGTACAGATTACGGTCTATACGCTCAATCTACAGCTACAGGTGTATATGGTAATGGTACAGAGTATGGAGTCGTAGGCGAGAGTAATACAGCGACAGGAGCGACAATATCAGGGGTGCAATACAATGCTAGTGGTTATGGTCTATCTATAACAGGGGGTAAGAATTACCTAGAAGGTAACTTAGGTATAGGGACAACTACCACTTCAGGTAAACTTGGTGTGGTTGGAGAAACACTATCTTCATACTTTACAAGCTATGCTACTACCTCAACGAGTACTATGTTAGGTAACTTCGTACTAGGCAATAATGACTTCACATATCAAAGGTCTACAGGTACGACTACAGTAAATAACCTAGAAACAGGCTTATTGAGCTTTATAGACAATTCCGGGCAGTCTACTTGGCTAGACATGGGTGTAACTAGTGGTGCTTCAAATAACACTATAGAGAGCTATATAGCGAAACTAGACGGCAATAATATGATTAGTGTCTATGGTCTAGCAGACGGTGCAGGTAATATGAAAAACCTTGGTGTAGCCATAGGTACTAGTACACCAACAGCTATGCTTACGATATGGGTAGCTACTACAACTACAGCGACACCCATAGCACTAGATGTGAAAAATGTAACAGGGCAGACATTATTCGGGGTCATGACTAATGGTCATGAGTTCTCAAGTTCAACAGCTCCTGTACTATCATCATGTGGGACTTCCCCGACAATAAATGGTACAGACGCCGATGGAACAGTTACCGCAGGTACAGGAGCGACAGCATGTACTGTAACCTTCAATGCTCCGTATGTGGCTTCTCCACACTGTACATTAAGCCAACAGACTATGAGTCTAGTAAATAGTTTCAGTTATACATTAAGTTCAACAACTATAGTAGTAACACAGACGGGATTAGGTGGTAATAAGTTTGATTATATCTGTAAAGGACAATAAAGGACATGAGATACCTAATAATAATACTAGCCCTATTTCTAGGGTCTCCCGTCTCTGCTAAAGTAGTTATAAGACCTACTTTATCAAAGAAGATATACCAAGATACCTCTCCATACATGATTGTGCCTAGTGGTCTAGTAGGATACTGGACATTAAATGGTAATAATGTAGGGGCGGTTACAGTTAGTGATATAAGTGGTACAGGAAACAATGGCTCTATTATAACCCCTTCTACGACAGCTACATCTTCATTATTTACTAGTGGAAAATTAGGGCAGGCATGGGGAGGAAATGGAGGGCTTACAGGAGCTAATGCTACCTATGTATCTGTACCTAGAAACTCTACACTCAACTTATCCACAGCAGTCTCCTTGTGTGCTTGGGTATACCCTAGAACAGGTACTAATAACGGCATACTTCATAAGGGGACTATAGCTAGTGGGCAACCTGATTATGGCTTGGATATGTCTACAACAAATAGAATACTGTTTAGGCTAAACGGTGCAGGGTCAGATGTCTTCACTACTAACAATGCAGTACCATTCAATACTTGGACTCATATATGTGGGACATACGACAAAGTAAGTCAGATAATATATGTTAATGGTGTAAGTAATAACTCTGTAGCTTTCAGCACGAATATAACAGATACTGCTAGCTCTGCGTTCTATATAGGTGTTTATTTCAGCACATCGTTCACATTCAATGGTATAATAGATGATGTGAGAATATATAATAGAGCTATAACTGGAACAGAAGTGGCACAATTAGCAAAAGCAGGACAGTATAAGATAAGGACAACTCTACCATAATGAAAAAGAGAACAGAGACAGATATAAATGATACTATTAGAAAGGCGACAGATTCCTCTATACAGTCTTTGTCAAATGTAGTGTATAATGTCAAGAAAGATGTAAACGATGTGAAAACACAACTAGATAATATTACAAAAAAGCTAGAGCAAATGAATAATGATATTAGTCCTGTAATAAATGCTTTCAGGGAAAGCGAGGAAGTAAAGATGATATTTAAAAAGAAAGGAGAGACTGTAGTCAATATTCTAAAAGGTGTAATGTTATTTGGTGGTGCAATAGCTATGGTATGGGCTTTCATAAAGTATATAATACTTCAAGCATTAAGATGAATATATTAAAAAAGATAGATACATTAAAATACGGAATGTACGGTCAAGATGTTAGAGACCTTCAAAAGAATTTAAAAATATTAGGTTATGCAAATTTTATGTGTACCGGTTTCTTCGGTACAAGGACATATAAAGCAGTTACTGAATTTCAAAGAGATTGTAACTTAACTATTACGGGTGATGTTGATAGTATAACTATGGCATATATAAAGATAAAATTATCTGAGAAAAGGTGCGATGATATATACCTTACGGCATATTCTAACCTAGAGAAAGATGTAACACCTAACGATGAAGTACCTGATGAAGTAGATTGTGCTGATACAGTAAGTACAATATTAAAAATGGCAGGGTATCCTATAGGTAATATAGTATCTACCACTGAAATGTATAAATACTTACTTGATAAGCCTGCAGAGTGGGAGCTAGTATCTATACCAAGTAGAGGGTGTGTAATTATAAGTCCTACAGGATATGGTAATGGAAAGATGATACATGGTCATGTGGGTATAATGGGAGAAGACGGCAAGATTATGTCTAATAACTCATATAATGGGTTATTACAAACTGGGTATAATGTTGATACATGGAAGATTAGATATGTGGATAAAGGAGGGTTCCCTATTTTCTTTTTTAAGAGGAAGTAAAAGGTGTGTATAGATTATAATTTCCAAGTAAGGTATAATTATAGAAGAAGTTCTTTAATCTTCCTTCCGCACGGGGTTGCTAGATTATCTTTTTTTGAAAGTATGGCATAGCTATATGAGTAGGTACTAGATTATCTGCAACTCGGTGCGGAGGGTGGATTAACTAGAGGTAATTATGATACCAGTACTACAGTCTGTTCGGTGCCACCATTGTGGGGCTTTTTGCGAAAGTTTCGCTACCCACAAAGGTTATAGTTTCTGTGGACAAGAATGTCTTATCTACGGAAGAAGAGAGATTGAACTCAACAATCAAATTTCTGTACCACAAATTTGGAGACAGGAAACATTGCCAATGTTCAATGTTGTAAGACTTCAACAAACCAACTGAAAGGAGGTGGTCATCTAGTAAAGGTGTGTACATGTTGCACGCCTTTTCTTATGGTGTATACTTGTAGTATGAAAGATAAATTTTTAATGATATTCAAAAGTAGGACATTTTATACACTCGCAGTAATGTTTATTATCAATGGTACAGGGGCTATTAAGGGTTCTATCCCTGCGGAGTATCTACAGATAGTGGACTTAATATTAAGTGTCCTAGCCACTTACTTCCATGTCAATCCTTCACAGGATTATAAAGCATAGGTAGGTATGATATAATACATAGTGTTGTTTGAATCACATACACTTCTCTTCCAAGGAGTCATGTTACATCAACAATCCTACCTATACCCCTAGCCACAAGCTAGGGGCTTCTTTTTAACGACAAAGACCTCCTAGGAGGTCTTATAAACAGGAGAGGTCTTCTCTCATCTCCCCCTAAAAGCTATTATTGAAGAGGGGATTCTCATTTCTCTTGCGAGTGCTTTGCGAACTACTGGTCGCGAAGTAAGTATATCATAAAACAAAAAACATCTTTACAGATGTCTTTTGCATGGCGGGTCAATTAAGTCCTTGATTTATCACCTTCAGTATATTTATTATCAATTCAATATTATTTATTATGTTATGTTATTTTATTTTTCTCATTGGTTGGTGGAGTAACCCTATACCTCCTCTTCCAAATCGCCATGGGGATATTATAACACTTTATACTTCGTACACCTAGTACACACTAAACTGCAATTTCTCATATTGTACACAGTATCTTTACTGCCACAATTCTCGCAATTTACTTTACTTTTAACCTCCCAAGAAGCTATATCTGGAGGGGTGTATAATTTACTTGCTATATAGTTTTTTATTTTATTTAACATGTATTTTATTATCTTTTAAATTATCACATACCTTACATATAATCCTAGTATCCCTTACTCTAGGTCTTTCATCTTCCTGAAATCTATGTTTATGTAGACTTTCAGCGATCTGATGATAACCACCATAATCTATATCAGTATCTCCACATACATGACACCTATTCCCTATATATCCTTCTGCACAATATTCATAAGGGCGTGTTACCTTTTTATGTATTCTAACTTTTACATCTATATACCTATGCGGTAGGTATGAGAATACTATCATCTTCTTTAATAACTTAGACTTCATTATAGAATGTGGTATATATTTTATTAAGTATTTATATATCCTACATTTAGATTTATAAGATATTCTCTTGCATGCCCTGTATACTATACCTGATATGCGTATCTTCATATTAAACAAGTATGTATTCATCATTTCTTTTAATTTATTCCTCGGCTCAAAGTCCTGTTCTGTTGTATGGCGGGACATGTTATTTATTATTTATAATTATATACACTGCAACTATAATTAGAGTAACCAAGGAAGCTGTAGCTAGATTTAATATTATTTCTTTTATCATATAATTTATTTTTTTTTATACCAGATAATTAGATTAGATAATAAATTAGAAAAATACTTATGAATATCACCATATCCGAGTAGAACAATAAAGATACCTAAATAGTATAGTCCTATTAGTACGGCTAGAAAGATTGTAACTATTATACTATAGTCATGTATAGTAGTATGTTCTTCTACCTGCATATTTGTTACATGCACCGTAGTATTTATAACCCAACATTCCTTGTAATCAAAATTAACATTCTGATTATCTGTGATAACTACAGTCGTATTATCACCTTCACATACTAAAGTTATCACTGGGTAATTATTATCAGAGGTCTTGTTACGATTAACATACACTGGGTTTGGTATCTTACCATAAGCAGTACCATGAAGTTCATTTCCCTTAGATAAGTAATTATACACATCATAATCTTGCTTTATTATTTCTTTCATTATTTTATTTTATATTTTTACAATCATCACACAACTTAATAATGATTACTGTGTAATTCTCCACAATCTTCTTATAACTAACCTTTTCTAATCCCCCACACAAGTCGCATATATCCATGTTATTAGCTTTCATGCACTAATGGTACCTGTAGCTTCCATTGCTCTTCTGTTATGCCCTGCTTCCTTGCCATGGCTTCTGATACCCTAGAACACTCCCAAACACCTGTAGCATACTTATTATTAGTAGAAGGGCAGTTATAGTACATATAGTGGACATCTTTACTGAAGACACCACCTGCTGGGAATCTCCATAATTCATAGGTTACATCATTGCCGTCTATATCGGACTTTATATAACTATCAATCTTACTAGCCTCCTGATTATCAGCAAACTCATGGAAGTCCCCGTACTTCATTGCTTGTGTCCTCTGGTCTACATCTACTATAGCTAGTATATCCTTAAAAGGCATAGTCTTGGATACTACTTTCTCCCATAAGTCTTTCTCAAATCGGACACCATTAAGATGGTATATTTCAAAGCCGTCCGACCACCTATGACTTGGACTCGTATCACTATGAGGTTGATTATCTTTATTTACCTTTAATATATCTGGAAAATCAGATACTATACAAAATTCTTCGTGCATTACACGAAAACCTCCATGTATTGCTGAATCCTCCCATGCTTTATATTTATCCCAACAATCTAAACCATCTAATTTTAGGACATCACGGCAGGCTTCTAAATATGCTGGGTGAGATGGCCACATATTTCCTCCTTGATATACATTTTCCCATCTTATAATACATTCAATTACAAAGTTTTTATGTTCTTTCGAGACGAAGAGATTTATAATATCTATTATAGAATCTTTTTTTAACCTTGTTTCCGAATCTGTTTCCGAATCTGTTTCCGAATCTGTTGCCGAATCTATTTCCGAATCTATTGCCGACCTTGTTTCCGAATCTGTTGCCAATATTGCCGAATATGTTGCCGACCTTGTTTCCGACCTTGTTTCCGAATCTGTTTCCGAATCTGTTGCCGAATCTGTTGCCGTTATTACCGAATCCATTGCCGAATATGTTGCCAAATATGTTTCCGAATCTGTTGCCATATCTGTTGACGTTATTGCCAAATATCTTGCCCACTTTGTTTCCAAATATGTTGCCGATGTTGCCGACCTTGTTTCCGAATCTATTGCCGACCTTGTTGCCGAATGTGTTGCCGATGTTGCCGACCTTGTTGCCGTATCTGTTGCCAAATATGTTTCCGAATCTATTAATGTTGCCGACCTTGTTGCCGTCATTACCGAATATGTTGCCGAATCTATTGCCGACCTTGTTGCCGAATCTATTGCCGACCTTGTTGCCAATGTTGCCAAATCTGTTGCCGACCTTGTTGCCGACCTTATTTCCGAATCTATTAATGTTGCCGACCTTGTTGCCGAATATGTTGCCAATGTTGCCAAATATGTTGCCGAATCTGTTGCCGACCTTATTTCCGAATCTATTAATGTTGCCGACCTTGTTGCCGAATATGTTGCCGAATCTGTTGCCGACCTTATTTCCGAACCTTTTTGTGTCCTTCTCAAATGCCATATACCTGCCGATATACCATAAGCGTAAGCCATTACTAATGGGCTAGGGACGACTACGACTCTAGGTTCTTTTAATCCTGATACTTTGTATAACATTTTTATAGCTTCAGTTATTTTCCCTTTATCAGTTCGACCAGTCTTAAAAGCATTGGCAATCCACTTTCTTGATATACCCTCCATTTCTATTTTCTCTTTTTCAGTGATACCTCCTGTAGCTCTTGTTGGTGTTCTTTCTATCATATATTTAATCTATTACCTTTCTTGTTACAGAGCCAGCAAAATGGTCTACCTCTTCCTCTTGGAACTTTCTGTATATCCCCTTAGGTAGCTTTATAGTCTTATGCTCCTCATGTGTTAATATACCGTCTTCTAGCATTTCAAAGTAATAATTACCTAGACTATCTCTACTGATAATCATGTCTTGTGGTCTATCTACAGTTAAGACATGCTTATGTCCTGTAGTCTCACCATAGCCTACTACAAACTTATTATCTTTATTCTCTATTATATCCCCTTCTCTTTTATCTACTGGGTGAAAATTTATATCACCATTTCTGATTGGTATGTTCATTTTATTTTTTTATTTATTATACTCTCTTATGTTTAACTTTGTTTATAATCATAGTAACCCTGTCCCCTATCATATACTTCTGCATTTCTTGTAAATACAAAGGTATGTTCGTCGGGGTGAACTCTGCCCTCATCAATGTCTTGTTGTAGACGATTCTGCCTTCGAGTCTTCTGGGTCTCTGGCTTAACATTTAAAGATAAATATTGTCAGTCCAAGCATGGCTCCAATTAGAAACATCAGTAGTAATTTAATAAATTCAATCTGTGCGGGGTTCTCATCTATCCTTTTAAGCTGTCTTTCTTCATGTGCTATTGTAGATGATAATTTTTCTCTTAAATCTTTCAGAGTATCTTTTTCCATAGTTTATTTTTTTAAGTATTCTTTTAATTTCTTATCTAATCTAATCCTTGCGACTATAGTCTTATTAGTAGGTTTCTTAATATTAGGGAAGTGATTAGGGTAATCATGTATCTTATAGCTCAGTATTCCTATATCCTTAATATCTAACTCGCTTGTCTCCCTTAATTTTTCGTATGATTTTTGTGTATCCATTTTTATATTGTTGGTTCTAATAATTCTACTGGGTAATCTATATACTGAGTCTCTTCCTTAACCTCTGTCGGTGGAGATAATATCCCTGTTTCAATCTCTATCCTTTTTATATAGTCTATAAAGTCGCTACTTGATAAATCTGTCGTACTTTTAGTAACTATTATCTTATGTCCATAAATCTCTTTACTATACTTCTTCAAAAATAAGTTTTTAAATAAAGTGTGTAACTCATCTTTATCGTTTCCAGTTTCTCGTGAGATATTTGCTATATATAACCAATAGTACCTATTTTGTCTATCTGTTCTACTTGCCTTTTTACTTGTAATATACATACTCACACTATCACCTAGTTTAAATTTATTTATCTCTGTATAATAGTACCTATCATTCTTCAATCTCACTCTTTTTTTATCTCTGTCCATTACAATTTCACAAGCAAAATTTAATGTCTTATAGCTACTTACTCCCCTGCTTCTTTTTGGAGGTGTTAGGGCTATTTTCATGTTATTGTTATCTCATAACCTAGTCCGGTTAGATACATTTTAGCTGTCATAATATTCTCCATGAAAGTATCAAAAATATAACCTTCTTTCATAGCCAAGTCTATTACTAAAGAGTAGTTTCCTACAATCTCCATGCTCGGTGATTTTATTTTATAGTTCATATTTATTTATTATTATTTCTATTCTAGGATATTTTTTATTATACAATCTTTCTACGGTTGCTTTATGTATTTGCTTATCATCTTCCCAGATAATTTTATTAAGTGAATCCATTGATAATTTATGTAGATTGTCCCAGTCAATTATTCTTTTATTTTTTAAGTATATTTTTATGTCTAAAAACAATCTATCTTTCAACATCTTCTTACCCCTCCATTGTATCTTACCTTGCCACTGGTAATCTTCCTTTAAAATACTAGCTTGTTTTGAGAGATATTTTTGAGGGTAACCACCACGACAAGATATTAAGTAAATATGATTTGTGCTTATAGGTTGCCCTTTTAATACTATTTTGAATGGAAACATATTTTAATATCTCTTATAACCTATCTATCCGCCCCGTGGTGGTGTCTTAACCTTCTTATAGGTTATACCATACCTACACCCTACCATACAGGGCTTAAAATTGATTATATCAATGACTATAGGTCAACCGTGAAGGGGTCTGCTCCCTCGTAAAGAGCCTCAAGATTTATCTTTGAATTTTTATGTTTATCGGCTATTTTCAAATCTACTGGAGAATGAGGGTCTGCAATCGTGGTATATTCTGTGTCAAAACCAGAGCCAGTTTTTGTAATAGTTATATCATAACCTTTTGGGTGTCCCCACTTTGGATTTTTTACAAGTGTTTGGATAGCTTTCATAATTCCCTTTTGAGTAATCTCAAGTATCTGTATTCTAGATTCTCCATAATTCCAAACAATACACGCCCAGAAGTGATTAACTCTCGTGGAGCCATCTTTTTCTATTTTAATATCTTCGGGGATGACATCAGGACATTCACGAGAACGGATAGGTTTATTTTTTGTGTTCCAGTATTCAAATCCGACAATCGCAGAAGATAATACCCTAAATTTATTATCACCCTCTTGGAATCTCATGTAGTTAGATGTTGTTGGTATTTTATAATCTTCACCTAGGAAAAGTTCTTCAAAGTTTTTATCGTTCATATTTTTTTTATTATTTGTTATTATTATTTGCGTTTAATGCGTTGACTATATCAAATTCTATTTGTCCGCTCAATCCGTAAATGTTTTCTATCTTTCTATTTTTTAATATTTCAGCATAATCTTTTTTATCTCTATCACCACGAAGCCATATTTTTAAGTCTTCATGCGGTTCGTCTTCGTCCCATGGGTAAGATAACATTTCATCATTATTTTTTGTTTGTTGTTGCGAGTAGTCAAATTCCATAAGTTTTTATTTCGTTTATTATTTTTTTTAATATTTTGCTAATTATATTTTTCTTTTTTAATCTATCATGTTTTGTTTTTCTATCCATGATTTATATTTTTTATTATCGACCTATGTAAATTATATCTCAAGTAGCCGAGAGGCTCAAGCTACCGAGTGTGGATAACTCGGGGGGTTTAATCTCTTGAGCTTTATTTTTCCCTAAAGCTAAAGCTTCTCGGAATCTAGTATCTAGGTTTTTATTTTTTATCTCGTTGTAATCTTCTCCAGTCAAAACATGAGACGGGTTCCAACCAAGGGTGGCGTGATAGTCAGGCTCTATGCTCTGAATATTTTGCCCACAGAGAGCTACCCCATTTTTGAATATCCCCCGCTTATCAGGATTAAGAAAAAGAAAATATGCTTTATGAGCTTCCTCGGCGTCAATCGTGATTGATTGGTCTTTCCTAAAACCTGTTATTATTTTTAATTTTAAGTTAATCATGTAAATGCAATTTTATTATCTATCTTTTTATTTTTGTTTTTTTCTTGTTGATAAAAAGCTATCAATTTTCCGATGTCCCTTCTGAGTTCACTTGGCTTGGTAATTTTAGGGGCAAAAGGGATGGTAATAATTCTAGGTAATTCTTTAATCGCAGAGAGGAGTTTTTCTCTACCCCATTTCTCTGCCATATCTTCTAGAGCTTTTCGTTCCGTCCGATTTTTGTAGAAATCTGTGTACATCGGATTTACGTCTTTAAACAAATCTATAAATTCATTAAAGTCCTTCCCCTGCAAAACTTCTGTTTTGCTAGTATTATTCTTATTCTTGTATTTTGTATTGTATATACTAATACTCTGGTCATCTGTGAGTGATACCTCGGTATCATCTGTGAGTGATACCGTATCATTTGTGGGTGATACCTCCGAGGGGGTAAATTTTATCTTACTAAACACCACTAAAGGTATTATTTCTAGCCGTATTTTTCTGTTTTCATCACCATAAATTCTCTTAATGTACCCTCTTTGCTCTAATTTGGTCAAAGAGTTCTGAATTGTGGCATCTGTTGTCTTAACTAGGGAGGCTAAAGTAGGGTTAGAAGCGATACATCTTTCATTCCTCATTTTTGACATCCAGTAAATAACACCGTATAATCTTTCATCAATTAAAGTAATTTTTTCGTCCTGTAAAAGGGGGTAAGGAATTATGATAAAATCAGGTAACTTTATGGTAGTATTTTTGGTCATATTTTTATGTATAATTTATAGATTATTTTTAGTAAAAAAAGCAAGACATTTTTGTATATTTTTTTCATTTATTTATTATACACTATCCAGTTACCCGAGCAATAAAAGTTATCCACAATTATATTTGCAATACTTCGGCTATCCGATATAATTATTAGACAGTAAATTATTAAAAATAATATAAAATTTATGGATAAAGATATAATAAGATTTAAGGATTCTGATATTAGGAATGGTTCTTGTAAACAAGGGACATTAAATGCTAGTTTTAGAGATATTTGTGATGTGTTAGGGTATCCTGATAATGTTGGGGGGGATAAGGTTCAATGTGAGTGGAATTTCTATACCAAAAATGGTGTTGTTATGTCTATTTATGACTACAAGGATGAAAGAAACCCATTTGATATAGATGTCTGGAGTGTTGGGGGATTTGATAAGAATAGAAATGATATAATTGATTTCATGGCAAAGAACTTCCTTAGTAATGTTTATGTACCAGCTTGCTAGAATAAATAAAAAGTTATATAATATATAAATGGCAAGACCTTATAAATTTACAAATGCTAGAAAATTAAAAGATGATATAGATAAGTATTTCAACACTACTAGTGAGGAGCAGTGGACTGTTACAGGATTATGTATGACTTTAGAATGTGATAGGGAGACGATTCTCAACTATGAAAAGCTCTACGATAATGAAGAACATTCAGAGAAAGTCGGGCAAGATATTATTCGGCTCATAAAAAATGCAAGGATGAAAGTCCATAATGGTTATGAGATAGATTTAAGAAAAAGAGGGGGCAGTGGAGCCATATTTGCTCTAAAGAATTTTGGGTGGAAAGATACATTTGAGCATGAAGGGACAGGGTTCACTCCGACTCAAATAGTTATAAATAATGCAAACGAAAGAGATAAATCTACATCCTAAACAGCTAGAGGCTTTTAGTTTTAATACTCAATATTGTGCCGCGATTGCAGGGGTACAGTCAGGTAAGACCTTTCTAGGGGCTTATTGGGCGGGCATGATGTTGGCTAGTATGCCAAAAGATGGTGTTGGTCTTATATGTGCTCCTACATATAAAATATTACAACAGTCTACTTTACCAAAGTTCTTCAAAGAGTTTTCACAGTATAGGCAATTTTATAAAGAGCAGAAAGGACAGATTGAATTTCCAGACGGTAGAATGATTTATGTACGTTCTATGGATGACCCATTCGGTGTAGAAGGTATGACACTAGATTGGGCTTGGGGTGATGAAGCTGGGCAATTCTCACTTATGGCTTGGGTGGTGTTAAGGTCAAGGACATCTATCAAGAAAGGTAAAATATTATTTACTACTACCCCCTATAACATGGGTTGGTTATATCAAGATTTTTATATCCCTTGGAGAGATGGCACAGATAAAGATTTGACAGTAGTTACTTGGGCATCTGTAGACAGCCCTTACTTTCCTAGAGACTTTGCAGAAAAGGAAAAGATACGATTGAGATCTGAGGAGTACGGTAGAAGATACCTGGGAGAGTTTACACGCATGAGTGGGCTTGTTTACAGTGTACATAACTGGCATATAATACCTAGGGATAAAGAAGATACGAGGGCGGATATAGTGTTGGGTGGTATTGACTGGGGGTTCCGAAACCCTGCTTCCTTAATAGTTATTAAATATTATGACGGACAATATAAAATAGTAGATGAGTGGTATCAGACAGAGAAGACAACAGCAGAGATAATAGAGCAGGCTATAAAGCTACAGAATAAATGGAGAGTTAATCGCTGGTATGCAGATAGTGCTAACCCTGAGAAGATTATTGAGGCGAGTATAAATACAGGTCTATATGTTATACCTTATGAAAAGAAAAAGGATTCTATAAGTAATGGAGTGTCTCATATTCAACAGTTACTTAATGAAAATAGGATATTAGTGTATAATGATTTAAAGAATACAAGGGCGGAATTTGAGACTTATGTATATCCTGATAATGGGCAGAAGGATGACCCTATTCCGGAGAATAATCACTTAATGGACGCTATGAGGTATGCTATACATGGCTATCTACCAGCGAAAAGAGTAAGTATTCCTATAATTCATACTACAAGCTCTAGGTTAAGTCATTTATTAAATAACAATGATTCTACATCAAAAGACCATTTTGACTTTCAATAATATAACTGATACAGAAGTTAAGATATTATACTTGATAAGAAGACTTAAACTGTTTGATAGTGTAGAGATAAAATACTCTAAACAAGGTGAGTTGCAATGGATATTGACAAGTAAGGACAAGGGAGTATTTGACTTTACAGGACATACGGAGTAAAATAATGACAAGCATAGATATTATTCATGCCCCTCAATAGATGAGGGGATTTTTTTATGAAGAAATTTAATTTATATACACAAATACAATCAGAGCTAGACGATTATTTCAATAATAAGATTAGTATTGCTGGTGTGCAAGGTAAGGAGACGGCTAGATATTTGGACGCAAAGAAGGGTGGAGATTATCTATTCTCTCAAAATGAGATGATAAATTTTATAGACTTGTACTGGAATTCAAAATTTGAGGCAGGGGAAAAAGATAGTGAGGGACAGAGGAAGTTTTTTCTTAATACCTCTCGTTTTCGTTCAGATGTAGCTTCTAAACAGATAGATATAGATTTAAAAGATTTTAATTATTTCCCAGAGGAGGGTAACAACGAATGGATTTCTTATTTTTTTAAAAAGAGATTTACTATGTGGGCTAAAGATAGTTATTTCTCAGAGTTAATAAATAAGTGTGTGGAACACTTCCCAAAGTATGGTTGGGTTATATTAAAAAGTGTTAAGGATAGTATAGACCTAGTACCGCTTCAACAAATAAGATGTCAACAAGACGCAAAGTCCGTACATGACGCTAAATATTTCATTATACAGCATGATAAAATGTGTCTTAATGATATAAAGAATATGAAAGGGTGGGATAGTGATGGATTAGATATGGATTATGATGATGAGATAACTGTTTACGAAAGATATGGTCATATCCCTGTAGCTTTTCTAAAAGAAAATAAAGGAGAGAAAGTTAAGGATGAAGATTATGATAATACTGTAGACTGTATAGCTATATGTACACTAGACAAGAGTGATAAAAAGAGTGCCACGGGTAAGATATTATTTATAGAGGAGATAAGTCAAAGACCTTTTGAGGAAGCTAGATGGTCAGACCAGTATGGAAGACTAATGCCTGTAGGGGAGATGGAGAGTCAGATTGAGAATCAGATAGGTATAAACTTTGCAGTCAATCTTCATAGGAGACAATTATTATGGTCATCTAAAAAAGTATTTCAATCACCCTATGAAGGCGTAGCAAAGAATCTTATAAGAGATGTTAAGGATGGAGATATTATGCAGATAGCCCCCAATGGGAATATTACGCAAGTAGATATGAGCGATAGAGTCGGAGCAGATTTCAATAACTTTATGGAGACAATGAATAAGAACGCAGACCAGAAGTCATTTACTTATGAAGTGGCGACAGGTGAATCATTGCCGTCAGGTACACCATTTAGGCTAGGGGTTATATTATCAAATGCCGTTAATTCTCACTTTAAGTTAAAAAGACAGAAGCTAGGACTCTTCTTTAAGAGGGTGATAGATGAGTTGGTAATACCTCAATTCAAGAAGGATAATACAGCGGAACATCTAGTAACTATATTTGCAGGTGAAGAAGGTTACGAGGCATTAAAAAAGGTATTGACAGAGGTTAATCTTATAGAGAGATTGAAGACCGCTTTATTAGGTAACCATACCATAAATATAGATGAAATTAAGCAACAAATATCTACTGAATTAGATAGTAAAAGGTTATTATCAGGCAAAATAACAGAGAAACTGTATGATAATTATAAGTTTACTACATTATTGAGTGTTGTCGGTGAGGAGATAGATATACCAAAGAAACTAGAGACATTAACTAATCTGTATACGACATTATCTCAAAAGGGAGACCCTAGGGCAGAGAAGGTATTATCAAAGATATTGGCTTATACAGGGGAGAGTTATGATTTACTAGTCGGGGCTAATCCGCAACAGACCCCACAAGCTATTCAAGGACAACCTACAGGAGGGAATCCTCAAGATGCACAGAGCCAGCTTAAGTTATTATTAAGTAATCAACAGCCTACAGGGGCTAGTACACTACAATGATAGACGAGAAGATTAAAAGGCTAGCTAAAGGTCGATACGGTGAAGATTTAATAGAGATATTGAAGGGGGTACAGAGTGTCATCGCTGATGTTAGGACACCTATAAAAAGCCGTCCAGAGATAGCTAATGAGGTAAGGATAGGTATTATAGAGGCTCTAGATGTATTCTTAATTGATAAATTGAGGATAATGTCAGGAGAAATAAGCCCCCCAGATTTAAATGAACATATATAATATGCCACAAGTAGGAAAAAAACATTTCCCATATACAAAGAAGGGATATAAACAAGCGATGAAGAAGTCAAAGAAGACAGGAGATACTATAGAGTATACAAAGAAAGGTAAGGCGAAGAAGTAGTATAACGGTTATCATTCCGACCAAAAATGACTTAATAACGAGGTAACACTGCCTCAATAAATATAAGTGCTAAACATAACATCATCATTATGAATCCTGATGAAATAATAAACGAGAACATCACTCTTGATAGTAGTGATACTACAGACATGATACCAGATACGAATATAGACCCTCTAGATGATATAGCCGATATAGAGGAAGCTAGGAAGCAGGCAAAGGCTTATAGGGCGATGGCTCAAAGGTACAAGAAGAATGTTAATGATAAGCCTAAAGAGAAACCGCCCGAACCTAAAAGAAATATTGAGGACTCTTTTATCAAAGATGTAGCTGAGTTGAAACTATCTGAGAAGAAAAGACAGTTTGGTTACACTAATAGTTTATCGCCAGAGGAGACGGATAGATTATTTCGTTTCGCTGGAGATAGACCGCCAGAGGAGGCTCTAAAAGATGAGTTTTTCCAAGGAGGATTGAAGGAATTCAGAAAGAATAAGAAAGTGGAGGACGCTATTCCTTCTTCTTCAGGGAGAGGTCAAAAGATAGAGGGTAAGACCTTCACTGAGATGACTCCAGAAGATAGAGCCAAAAATTGGACAAAGATAACAGGAGTTAATTAGTATTTTTTATAGGATTATTAATTTAATCTTAATATAAATATATGTTTGCAGTAACATCGAACCCGATGACGGGGACAAGTTTGGCGGCAGTTATAAGTGAGACATGGACTAGTATTGTCAATGAAAAGACTTTCAATGATACTGTATTAGCTAACCATGTTACAGATTTATCAGAGTTTGCTACAGAAGGTAGTGATATATTCCATGTTCCTGATCTATATACTGCTGCACTTACAGTAGTTACACAATCCGTACAAGGTCAAGAAATAACTACATCTCTAGCTAACCAAGGAGATGTAACACTTACAATCTCTACACATAAGTATGTGTCATGGATTATAGGTGATAAGGATTTGAAGCAGATAGCTATGAAGTATTCAGTGAATGAGATATATGCTAGGGAGGCTAGCAATCTTCTTGCAGAAGCTTTGGAGCAGGATTTAGCGGCACTATGGGCTTCTTTGACTACTAATGTAGTCGGAGACACGGCAACAGTATTATCAGATGCAGAAATCAGAACAGGTATATATACGCTAGAGAACTTGAAGTATAAGCTTACTGATTGTGCTTTCTTCTTCCACCCTTACATTTACTGGCAACAGTTACATGCTGTAGTTAAATACTACCAGCAATACTCTGTGGGTCCAGTAAATGAGGCTGGTCCAGTTAAGACAGGAAACTTTGGTATAGCAGGTTATGCTCAAAACTATAAGGGAGTACTTTATGGTCTACCAGTGTATACTACGACTAACATAGTTTCTGGACTTTTGACTTATAGAAATCTTTTACTCCATAAGAGAGCTTTTGGATTTGCTATACAGACAAAGGGAGGTAATAAGATAAGAGTACAGATGGAGAATGCAGTTAGAAACCTTGGTATGCTAGCAGTTGTAGATATACTCTACGGTGTAGCGGTATTAAGGCAGGAAGCAGGTGTTGTATTGAATGGTTCAACCAGTTTCATAGGTTCATAGCCTATATTGTTTTATATAAGAAACACTTCTTTAGTAATAGGGAGGTGTTTTTTATTTGCATGATAATATATTAGTGGTATAATTTAATTATGAATATAAGTTCAACAGATGTAAAGCCTGTATATCCATCTATGGATAATGTTGTAGATAAAGGTCTATTGATACCTAGAGAAGTTTA